GAACATTAGTAAAAAAAGATTTAGATTTAAATCAGCTAGTCGTACAAAATGTCACTGGTGCATTTCTTGGCGATCCAACTCCTCCAAGTGGAAATAACATAACAGAAAGAATAACTGGACTAACATCTGGGGATTTTGTGGATTCATATCAAGCTTATAAATATGCAGAAGCACCACATCACTGGTTTGTTATAGGTGATAAAGAAGAAAAGGTAATCACAAATAGTGCATATATTTCTACTGGGGTTTCCCAGAATGATATAACCTTTAAATCAAACCGTGCAGTTGTAGAAGAAATTAATGATGAAAGGTCTAGAATACGAGTTATCGCTCCTTCTTATATAGAACAATTCGCAGACCAATTTGAGACTTTATTAAATGCCTAGAACAGCAAGAGACATCGGTGGAGTTTCCGCTAACCCGGAAGCATTTAATCTTGTACGTGCAACACTTACACATCATGATGCATTCGATGTAGATATAAAAGGTCTAATTCAAAAAATAGATATATTCGAAGATATAAACAAACCATTTTTAGAAGTAATTGTTTTTATAAAAGATTCAACTAATTTCTTAGAGCTTGCACATATTAATGGTCATGAAGATTTGTTTATTAAAGTACAAAGAGAAGCAGGTGGGGAAGTAAGAAATTCAAAAGAAACATTTGAATTAGTTTTAAAAGTTGCAGAAGTATTTAATTATATTAGAGAAGAACCTGGAATACAATACTATAAGTTAAGATGTGTATCAGAACACTTATATATGAATCAAACTAAAGTATTAAGAAGGTCTTTCCAAGGGTCAATTGGTAAATTAGTCGAAGATATTTGTGATAAAGATTTAGAAATACCTATTAAAACTATTAACAGAGATACACAAGAAATAATAAAAGGAATATATCCTACACTTAGACCAATACAAAGTATTAACTGGTTATTAAGAAATGCTTATGATAATGGAACACCATATTATTTTTACGAGACAACACAAGATGGAGTACAGTTTAATTCTTTAGAAAATCTATATGACCAAGAAGTTTATAATGAATATGACTTTAAACCTTTCTTTGAACATGATATGGGAACAAAAGCAGGATTTGACGAACAAGCAAGAAGAATAACTAGCTTTGGTTCTGAATTAGGAATGTCTAAATTAGAAGGAATGGCAAATGGTTCTTATGCATCTACTTTGCATTCTTTGGATATGTACAATAAAGAATATAAAAAAGAATTTTTTAGCTACGATGATAGTCAACCAAAAAAATTAGAAGCTAAAAATCCATTTTCTGAAAATACAGTAATCGGAGAGGGACAAAGAAAATTACCAGAAATGAAAGAAGGTAAAAATTATTTCTTATCCAGAAACACAGGTGCATTTTCTGATACTAGTCATAAAAATTATCACGAACCAAATCATATTACTTTATTAAAAGGTAGTTCACATTTAAGTACAATTAATTTTATGACACATAACTTTGCTTTACCTGGAGATTTTAATATGACTGTAGGTAAATTAGTAAAATTAAACATTGTAAAAGCTTCAGAGATGAAAGAGTTAGATGACCCGACAGTTCCACTAGATAAATATCTTGGTGGAAAATACTTAGTTACGTCGGTACAACATTCAATAGGACCAGAATCATATAATATGTTTTTAAGAGTCCAAAAAGATTCTTTAGAAAGAGGTATTGAGTTAGGAAAATAATGAAAAGACAAGACGACCAATTTGTAGGTGGCCAATTTGATTGGTTCATAGGAGTTGTAGAAGATAATTTAGACCAACAATTAAGAAATAGAGTTAAAGTTAGATGCTTTGGTTATCACACAGAAGATAAAGCAGAGCTTCCAACAAAAGATCTTCCTTATGCAACAGTTATGATGCCAACTACTGGACCAAGTGTAGAAGGTATTGGAATGAATCACCAATTGTTAACTGGTTCTTGGGTGGTTGGATTCTTTCGTGATGGACCAAGTGCACAAGACCCGATTGTTATGGGAAGTATAGGATCGTTTACATCACAAGCACGAGACCCAAATTTAGGATTCTCTGGTGCTTATGGAAACAAAGCAGGTGTATTCGATAGACCGGAGGAAATTGATAAGTTTAATAATTTAAATCAAGTCACAAAAACAGTTGCTGGTCATTTAGTTGAATTAGATAACCAACCATTTATGGAAAGACTAAGCATAACACATGGAACAAATCAATCTAATGTAAGTATTGACCATGAAGGTATTATAACTGCAATATCAAATGGAACAGATGGAACACAACACAGACTTATATTAGACCCTAGTTTAAACCAAATAAGATTAACACATTTTTCCGGAACACAAATAAAAATATTACCAGAAGGAACAGTAGAAATAAATTCTGCAAATGACACAGTAAACATAAAAGGTAATACAAGTGTGACAGGAGATATTACAGCTACAGGAACAATAACAGATAGCGGTGCAACATTAGCAACCCATACACATCCAGGGGATTCAGGAGGAAATACCGGTTCTCCTAATTAATTCGTATAAATAAAGACATGGCTTCAACATTAATACAATCAGATAAAAGTATTTCAGGCAATCTTTCTAAATCAAAGGTTGTTGCTCGTAAAAAAGGTCATAGAGATTTAGACCTTAAATTAGGAATACATCCGATTCGAAAAGATTTAAATGTATTAAAAGATGATAATGCAATAAAGAATGCAATTAAAAATCTATTAGTTACAAATGCAAACGAAAGACCTTTTCAACCATTTCTTGGTGCAAACCTAAGAGGTTTATTATTTGAACCTGCAGATGCTTTAACTAAAATTGCATTAAGAGAAAATATATTAGAAGTTATAAAGAATCACGAACCAAGAGTAGAAGTTCTAGATATTGATATAAAAGATTTAGCAGACCAAAATGCTTACAGAATCTTAGTTAAAATGAGAATAAAAGAATTCGACAATAATGATACGGTCGAAATAGTATTAAGAAGGTTAAGATAAGATGGCAACAAATTTAAAAGTCACAGAACTAGATTTTGCTGATATAAAAGAAAATCTAAAAGCATTTCTAAAACAACAATCAGAGTTTAATGATTATGACTTTGACGGTTCTGGTATGAGTGTATTACTAGATGTGCTAGCATATAATACACACTACAATGCTATGAACGCACACTTTGCATTAAATGAAGCATTTTTAGATTCTGCACAAATAAGAGGTAATGTAGTCACAAGAGCAAAACTATTAGGTTATGTGCCACGATCAATTTTATCTCCAAGAGCAACAGTCACAATAACAGTAGACGTATCTGGAGAAAGCGGAACCATTCCAACAACTCTTACATTACCAAGAGGAACAAAATTAAAAACTCTAATTGGAGGTGAAGAATTCCAATACGTGGTTTTAGATAATCATACAGCACCTTTAGCATCAAATAAGTTTATATTTAGTAATATAACTATATGTGAAGGTTCTTTTCGAGAAATTAAATATAGAGTTGATAACGATATAGAGAACCAAAAGTTTCAATTATCAGATGACCATGCAGATACTTCCACATTGCGTGTTCGTGTACAAGAAAATGAAGAAAGTACTGCGTTTGATATTTACACTAAGTTCGAAAGTCTTTCTACAGTAAACGAAGAAACTAAAACTTATTACTTACAACAAAATTCAAATGAATACTTTGAAATATATTTTGGTGATGGTGTGACAGGATTTAAACCAACAAATAATAATATTGTTACTTTAGACTATGTTATAACAAAAGGTGATGAATCAAACGGCGCAGGTGATGCGGTTAATTCACTAACTGGATTTAGTGCAGTAGATAATGTAGGAGGTTTTTCTACAATTCAAATTTTAACAAATTCTTTATCTGCAGGTGGTGTTGAAGAGGAAACATCAGAATCGATTCGATTTAATGCACCACTTACATTTACTTCGCAAAATAGAGCGGTGACTGCAGATGATTATGCAGCAATAATTAAAAAATCTTTTGCAAATATAGATTCTATATCAACATGGGGTGGTGAAGACCAAGACCCACCGGAATATGGAAGAGCTTATATTGCAATCAAACCTTTACTATCACAAACATTAACAGCAGATGAAAAAGCAGAAATAACTGGAGTAATATTAAAAGGTAAAAATGTCGTTTCGATTACACCAGAAATTGTAGACCCTAATTTTACAAATTTAGAGTTAGATGTATTCTTTAAGTATAATCCAAACTTAACAGATAGAAGTTCTACAGATTTACAAACAGTTGT